GGTCGCGAGATGCAGGAGCTGATCAAGGATGGAATCATCCGTAACGTCAGCTTCGGCTACAAGATCAATGCCATGGAAGCCGATGAGTCCACATCACCTGTGACTTATCGTGCTACCAACTTCCAACCGTTCGAGATTTCGCTGGTGACCGTGCCAGCGGATGCGTCGGTTGGCATTGGTCGCGCCTTCAACAATAATGAAGGCGTCAATACGGCGTCAGCCGTGGAACACAACCCCAACGGAGTTATCACCGTGGATCAACCCCTCAACGTTGAGGCTATCCGCGCTGAGGCTGTACAAGCCAAGGCGAAGGAAGTTGCCGAAATGATCGCTCTTGGTCAGCGCACCAAGAACATTGAAATGGCTCAGGAGTTCATTTCCAACTCCCGCAGCCTTGATGAGCTTCGCTCTGCCCTTCTGGAGAAGATGGGTGTTGAGGAGAAGCCTCTGAACCCGAAAGATGCCGAGATTGGCATGTCGGACAAAGAGAAGCGTGACTTCTCCTTCATCCGCGCCATCAACGCTCTTGCTCACCCCAACAGCCAAGAGGCTCAGCGTGCTGCTGCTTTCGAAATGGAAGTCAGCCGTGCCGCTCAGCAGAAGTCTGGCAAGGAAGCTCGTGGCATCCTGATCCCCGCCGATGTGCTGGGTTTTGGCCGTCGCGACCTGACTGTTGGTTCCGCCTCCGGTGGTGGTGACCTGGTTGCCACTGAACTGATGAGCGATAGCTTCATCGATCTGCTCCGCAAGGCTCTTGTGCTGCAGACCGCTGGTGCAACCGTGATGACCGGTCTGCAAGGCATGGTTGCTCTGCCCCGCCAGAGCGGTGGTGCCACTGTGTACCACGTTGCCGAGTCCGGCTCGATCACCGAGGGTCAACTGACCGTCGACCAGGTGACGATGCAGCCGCGTACCATTGGTGCCCTGACCGATTACTCCCGTCGTCTGCTGCTTCAGTCCAGCATCGACATTGAGAATCTGGTTCGCCGTGACCTGGCTCAGCAGATCGCGATTGAAGTTGAAAACCAAGCCATCAACGGCATTGGCGCTGCTTCTTATCCGCTCGGCTTCCTGAACGTGACCGGTATCAACACCGAGTCCGGTTACACCACGTTCGCTGACTATGTGAACGCTGAAGCCGCTCTGAGCACCGACAACGCCCTGCTGGGCAGCCTCGGCTATCTGATGAACTCCGCTCTGCGCGGCACTCTGAAGACCACCGAGAAGTCGGCCACCGGCACCAACGCCAACTTCATCTACGAAGCCGACAACACCATTAACGGTTACCCGGCTTACGTGTCCAACTCCATGCCGAACAACACTGCGGTGTTCGCTAACTTCAGCGACATCCTGATCGGCTTCTGGAGCGGTCTGGACATCATGGTTGACCCTTACACCGGTTCCGCTTCCGGCACCGTGCGTGTGGTGGCCATGCAGGACTATGACGTGGCCATCCGTCATCCTGAGTCCATCTGCAAGCTGTCCTGATGATTAGGGAGCAGGTAATGCGCATTCAGATGCTGCGAAACACCATCGTTGACCTCAAGCAGGTAAAAGTTGGTGATTTCGTTGAAACCGATAAAAAATCAGCTTTGCTGTTGATCGGTATTCAGAAAGCCATTCCTGCTCCCCTCATCGAGGAAGTTGTTGTTACGGCTGATGAGCAGCCGGATCCTGTTCAAAGCAAACCCGCTCCCAAACGGAGAAAGACCAATGATCCACAACCTGGGGTCTAAGACCTACATCGCCAGCCTCCTTCCGGCTGACTCCCGCACCGCTACTGCCACCGGCACCGGTTTCGATCTGCAAGGCTCGAACGATGCTGAAGGCGAAGCCATCGTGATCCTCGATTGCGAAGCTGGTAGCGGCACCACCCCTACCCTGAACGTCAAACTTCAGGATTCTGCTGACAACTCTGCTTGGGCTGACATCACCGGCAAGACCTTCACCGAGGTCACCAGTTCTGCTGCTGCCTTTGAGAAGATCAGCATCAACACCAACGATGTGCGCCGTTATGTGCGTGCTGTCGGTACTCAAGCTGGCACCAACCCTGTGTTTGTGTACGGCGTCTCGCTGGTTTACAGCAAGAAGTACGGCAACTGATCCTGATGGCGTTTCCTGAATTGCCAGATGCATTCCTGAACGAGTTTGGCGTTACTTGCCAAATTGGTGCTGGTACTGCGTTCCTTGGCATTTTGGATTCGCCGATGGATGTGATCGCGGGCGGTATGGCGTTGTCTCGGGAGTACTTGCTTACGGCAAAGACTTCTGATGTCAGCACCACCGCTCGCGGCACTTCTATCACTGTTGATTCCGCGTCTTACATCGTCCGCGAGAATCGCCCTATTGATGACGGTGTTTTTTCAGAACTACTATTGAGCAAGGTTTGACTTTGAGGTCATGAGCAGCGTCTTCAAGGTCAATACCAGAGCGAATTGGGCGGCATTGAATCCTGTGTTGCTTCCAGGTGAAGCCGCCATTGAAACGCAGACAAATAATCTCAAGATTGGAGACGGGGTTTCAACTTGGAGTCGACTGCCGTACTTCTCCTCTCCTGGTTACTGGGGGTCTTTCTGGGACACTACCTCTCAGACCGCAACGGCCAACACGCCTACATCGATTTATCTGCGGCAGCGTGATACAGGTAGTCGCGGCATTCGCGTTGTTTCCAACACTCAAATCACATTTGATCATGCCGGTATTTACAGCCTGACTTTTTCAATTCAATTCAGCAACACAGGCACCAGTATTCATGACGTGAATGTTTGGTTCCGCAAAAACAACAGTGGCGCCGCTGGCGATGTACCTGCTAGCGACAGCAAGTTCAGTGTTATTGCAAGCCATGGTGGCACTCCTGGCAACGTAATTGGCACTGTTAATTTTGTATTGCCGCTGGTTGCCAACGATTATTTGGAACTGATGTGGGCAACATCCAACGCTGATGCCTACATTCACGCTGAAGCCGCAGCTACTAGTCCCTTTGCTCATCCAAGCATTCCCGGCATCATCTGCACCGTTGTTCAAGTTGCTTCTGCCTGATCATGGCTGACACACGCCGCGAATTGATCCTTGCTCGCATTGCCAGCAATCTAAGCAGCATCACCGGTGCAACGGTCTACAGGAGCCGTGTGGAGCCTCTGGCGCGTGGTGAAGTGCCAGCGGTGATTGTGGAGCCTGTCAATGACCAACCGATTGACACCAACTTTTACGACAAGTTGGACTGGACGATGCGGGTCAGGATCACCACCCTTGTTCGTGCTGCCATCCCTGACGACACTTCAGACACCTACACGCAGCAGGTGCATCAAAAATTGATGGCTGATCAAACCGTCAACGGTTATGCACTTGACTTGACACCTGACCGTACTGACTTCAGTCTTTATGAAGCTGATGTTCCTTTGGGTATCATTAGCCAAGACTTTCTTGTGCGGTATCGCACGAGCAGGACTTCATTAACTAGCGCCTAACATCATGGCTAAGATTGAAAGGGAAGTTCCCAATCCCGGAGTGGGCGGCAGCTATTTGTTTGACCCTAAGTCTGGGAAGCTTACACTGATCACAGAAACCGCCGCTCCTACCACCGATGGCACTGACTCGGAAGAAGTTTCTGATCGCGAAGATTGAGACAACCTATGGGACTGACCCTAGTCCTGTCGGCGGTTCTGACGCGGTTCAAGTTACCAACCTTGAGGTAACTCCGATTGAATCGGACAACGTTCAAGCAGCCTCTTATCAAGGCTTTCTTGGTAACAGCACCCGTGGCACCTTGGTTGCCAACAAGCGCGTCAGCGTGACCTTTGACGTTGAACTGGCTGGTTCTGGTGCTGCTGGTACTGCTCCTGCTTTTGGTCCGCTGCTGAAGTCCTGCGGTCTGAGCGAGACGATTGTTTCCTCGACCTCGGTGACCTATGCCCCGGTCAGCAGCAGCTTTAGCTCTGCCACGATCTACTGCTTCTACGACGGCACCCAGCACAAGATCACCGGCGCTCGCGGCACTGTGAGCTTCAACCTGACTGCTGGTCAGTTTGCTGTTGCTAGCTTCCAGTTCATCGGCATCTACAACGCCCCTGACGGCACCGCCCTGTCTGGCTCCTTCACTGTTGCCAACCAGGCTGCTGCGATTGAGGTGAACGACACCAACGTGACCACTGCCACCTTCCATGGTGTGACCTCGGCTCGCATTGAATCGTTTGACATGGCGCTCAACAACGAGCTGCTATACAAGGAAACGGCTTCCAACAAAGAGGTTCTGATCACCAACCGCGCCCCTGGTGGTACGGCTGTGATCGAAGCTCCTGCAATTGGCACTACCGACTACTTCGCCAAGGCTGTAGCGGCTGCCACTGGCTCCACCAGCCTCGTGTTGGGCGCCACTGCCGGCAACATCGTCACGCTGAACGCAGCGCAGACAGATATCACCGGTTGCAGCTACGCTGATACTAACGGCGTAATCGCGCTGTCCATGCCGTACCTGGCTTTGCCTACCACGGCTGGTAACAACGAGATGTCGCTGGTCCTGAACTGATCTTTGCTCATGGCATTCGTCCTCAAGAAGACTGCTTCCTACAAATGGGAAGTCAAAGTTGAAACTCCGGTTGACGGAAATCGCTTTGAAACTCAAGTGTTTGAAGCGGTCTTCAAGAAGATGAGTCGTTCAGCTTTTAATGATCTTATTGACAAAGGTGATGACGCTCTTGTTGATGGGATCCTTGAAGGTTGGGATGGCATCAATGATGAGGCTGGTAAGTCAGTCCCTTTCACTGAAAAGAACAAGAAAGAGCTGTGTGACGATCCGTACGTCATGAAGGCTTTGATTCAGGCATATGCCGATAGCGTCACTGGGGCGCCGGCAAAAAACTAAAAGACGCCGCTGAGTACTGGGCGAAAGGCGGCGTTATAGACGAGCGCGAAGCTGATCTACGTGCTCTTGGCGCAAGCGAGGAGCAGATTGCCGCTGCACATCTGCAGGCAGTACAGCAGGATTGTGAAATTTGGGAGGAGAATTGGGAAATCGTGGTGATGTTCATCCGCATGTCGACGCAATGGCAGACGAGCATGGCCGGTTTGACAGGATTGAACTACCCGAGTCTTGAATGGCTCTGTAAGCTGTATTCAGTCAAGGATCCTGTCGCTGTCTTTGAGGGCGTGCAGGTGATGGAAATGGCTGCCCTTTCCGTTTTGAATGCGAGCCGCAAATGAGTTCAATTACCTCGGAAATCAAGCTGCGCATCAAGGCTGAGGGCGAAGCAGTCTTCCAAGGTCTTAGCGCGAAGTTAAATAATCTGGCGAATCAAACAACAATATCTTCTGCCAAGTTCAAGGTTTTATCAAATGAACTGCGCGATGTTCAGGAAAAAACTGGCGCCAATAGCATAAAAACCCTCAAGGACTATGCGGCTTCTTGGCGTGAATTGGCAAATAGCGTTGATATTGCAAGCAAAGAATTCAAGGAAGCTACCGCTCAAGCCTCAAAGTTTGAAGCTCAGGCAGCAAAAGCACAAGGACGCCGTGGTGGGGGTGGTGGTGGCAGGATTGGAGCCATTGCAGCAGGCGCCAGCTTTTTAGGACCAGACGAGCTGATTGGTGCTGCTGCAGGCGCAACTTTGGGAAGCGTTATTCCTGGTGTTGGCACTACCGCTGGTGCAGGTGCTGGCGTTCTTGTTGGAAGTATGGTCATCAGACCACTGCGCCAAGCATCTGCAGCTATTGCCAACTACAACAATGACCTCAATCTTGCAAAAATAACTCTTGCTCAAGCATCTAGCAGCCAAGAAGATTATTCAAAGAACTTGCAAATTGCAAGAAAAGTTAGCGATGATTACGCGACTTCTCTCAAGGAAACAATTTCCGGTTATGCACAGGTTTCAGTAGCTGCACGTGCCAATGGATTGAGCCTGAAAGAAACAGAAACGATTTACAGAGGCGTTGTTGCCGCTGGCGTTGCGTTTGGTAAATCCCAAGAAGATATCAATGCAATTGTTCGAGCCACCGTTCAGGTCTTGAGCAAGGGCAAGGTAAGCGCCGAAGAAATGGGTGGTCAGATTGGCGAGCGTTTGCCTGGCGCTGTTGCCAAGTTTGCTGCAGCCACTGATCGCACGCTGCCGGAATTGGCAAAAGCTTTTGAGCAAGGCGAAGTAAAGATTGCTGATTTTGTCAAATTTGCCAAGCAGCAATTAGATGATTATGACGAAATCGCCAAGATCATTGGTGATTCACCAGCGAAGGCAGGTGCTCGATTGCAAATTGCCTTGGATACGGCAAGTGAAAACTATGGCGGATTTTTCCAAAAAATTGGAGCAGGCTTGCAAGATAGCCTTGCCAAAACAATAAGCTGGGCGAATCAATCAGCAGTGCCAATCAAAAGAGTTGCAACTTTTTTCTTTAATCTTGGTCGCGATATAGTCAAAATCTTGGCATCAATTAGCAAAAAATTGCTTGAATTTGGCAATGGATTTGCAAAAATATTTTACGATTTGGCCACATTCCTTCCTCGTCAAATAGCCAAAGCATTTGGTACTACGCCAGAGAAAATCTTTGGCAAAGCAATTGGAACGTTAAAAGAAGGATTCAAGCAATACACCTCAAATTTTGCCGATTATTTTCCAACTTTTGAGCCTAGTGCAGGCTTGTTTGGCGGTGGTGAAGGTGCAGTGCCAGGTTCAGACACAGAAGGAGGAGCAGGCAAAAAAGAAAGGAGGAAAAAGAAAATTGTTGATCTTACAAATGAACAATTGCAACTTGGCTTGGACACCGTAAACCTTGAACGGCAGGGTCTTGACATTCGCGTTGAATATTCAAAATTTTTAGAACGCGAACTTGATTTGCAGAAAAAACTTGAACGCGGTCAGATTGGCGTCAACCAA